GACAAATGTGGTTGTTTCTACAGATGGATCCTCCACATTTAATCTACCATCAAATCTTTTTGTTGTAAGTAAAAATAGTAATGTAATTGGATTAAAAACATCTATTTCTAGTCCTGAATTATTTTTTCATACTAATGGAGATGATGATGATGAATACAAATTAGAATCCAATTTCGTTCAAATACTTGGAGATGTGGATAAGAATGTAGTGACTGTTTCTGTATCAACTTCCCACGAACTTCAAAACGGAGATACGATAACATTAGATGTTCAACCAAATCTTTCAGTGGGTATTGGAACTTCAACAGCAGTTCGTGTTCTTTATAAGTCGGAAATTGATAATATCGTAGTCAATCCAATTGGATTCAACTCCACAGGAATTAATACTACAACTAATGAAATTACAATTACCAATCATGAATTAGAAACTGGTGATAAAGTTCTTTATGAAGATAGTGGATATAATGAATATTTTGTTTATAAAGTTAATGACAATATTATTAAATTTTGCGAAACTTATTTCGACTCACAACAAAATCCTCCAACAGTGGTATCTTTTGCTTCTACAGGAGGTTCTTCACAAACAATATCATTAATTAATCCACAGTTACAACCAGTTAAAAATAATAATTTAGTATTTGATCTATCAGATTCTTCTTTATCTGGATATGAATTTAAACTTTATACTGATGAGAAATTTAATAATGAATTTGTTTCTACTGGATCCACAGATACTTTTAGTGTATCTGGAGTTGGAACAGTAGGAGTAACATCTACTGCATCATTAACATTAAACTATACTACACAAATTCCTGAAGAATTGTTCTATACTTTAGGGAAAGATGGAGAATTAGTTACTTCTGATATCGAAACTAAAAATTATTCTAGAATAAACTTTGTGAATAGTGATTATAACAATTCATATGTCATTAGTGAAATAGGAGAAACGACATTTAATATAAACCTACAAAAAAAACCTGAAAGAATTTCTTATTCATCGGAAGAATGTGATATTCTTGAGTACTCAACAACATCAACTTCACCATCCGGTCCAGTCAAAAATTTAAATATCTTATCTTCTGGATCAGGATATAAAAAATTTCCAGTCATTAAATCCACAAGTTCTTCTTTAGGTAAAAACTTAAAAGTAAATTTAAAATCAAGTAAAATTGGATCTATAAAGGAAACTAGAATTATTAATGATAATTTCATATATTCTTCCGATACAACTCTTAGACCTAAAGCAAATATATCCCCAACAATTAAAATAAAAAATTCGAAAACTATAGATAATATATCTGTAATAAATGGTGGAAATGGTTATATATCTGAACCGAATTTAATAATTGTAGATTCTATTAGTGGGAATGTAATAAATTCTGGATTTATTAAACCTATATTATTAGAATCCTCAATTTTTTCTACAGAAGTAGTTGTAAAACCAAAAGGAGTTCCAGATGGAAATGTAGAAATAATTTCTATTAATAATAGTAATGGTATTTCTATTGAAAAAGTAGAATCATCAAATTCTGGTATCTTTACATGTACTATATCTACACCAATAAATTTTGGATCATCTAACTTTACTTCTCAACCTTTTTCTATAGGAGATAGTGTTTTTGTAGAAGGAATTATAAAAAATAGTTCTGATGGTGATGGTTTTAATTCATCAGATTATGGATATAAATTTTTCAAAGTGAGTAATTACGATAATACTGGAGTTAATGATAGAGTAACAATTGATATTTCTGACATAACTACAAATACTGGAATTGCACAAACAGATCAATTTTTTACTTCTTCCATAATTAATAAAAATGATTATCCATTATTCGATTTTTCTCTAGAAGAATTAAACTTTTTTGTTGGTGAAAAATTATCTTCTAATGGAATAATTAGAGATTTAATTGTATCTGAAAGCAATAAAAATGACTTAAAAGTTAGTGGATTATATGAATTGTCAGTTGGAGAAATAATAGTAGGTGAGGATTCTGGTACTATTGCAACTATAGAATCTGTAAATTTAAATAATGCAATGTTTGATGTTAAATATTCTTATTTAAAAAATATTGGTTGGGATAATGATACTGGAAAACTAAGTGAAAATTTTCAAGTTATTGCTGATAACGACTATTATCAAAATTTATCTTATTCCATAAAAAGTCCAATAACATATAAAGATCAGCAGTCTCCAGTTGAAAATTTGGTTCATATAAGCGGTTTAAAAAACTTTGCTGATACTCAAATACAGAAAAATACTAGTGCAGGATTATCTACTTCTACCAATAATATTTCAATTACAAAAAATATTATTGATAAAAAATATTCTTATACTATTAATAATTTTGATAAAGTTTTAGACGTAGATGTTAATGATTCTAAATCAAAATTTTTAAAATTTAAAAATACGATACTCTCAGATTTTATTGAGTTAAAAAATACTTTAAATGTATTAAAAATTGACGATATTAGTAATCAATTTTTAAATTTTGTTGAACAAAATCAAGAATTTTTCACAATAGAACAATTAGAAAATGAAACATATTATAATTTCTTACTTAGAGTAACATCAGATAATGATACTAAAGTTCAATTAACAGATGTTACTATTTTGAGTAATGATAAAGGAACATTTATATCTGAGAATGAATCTATTACTACTTCGGGATCTACAAATTTAAATTTCGAAAATGATCTTTATGGAAGTTTTGATTTAGAGAATGATGAAATTTCTGAAAATGCCAAATTAGTATTTAAACCAAATGATCAGATTTCCTTAGATACAAAATATAATATAAAATTAATTAAAAAAACATTTGAAAATACTGGGAGCACTGGTATTCAAACAGATAGAGTATCTATTGGTTTTATAGATTTAATTGGTTCAGAAGTTATTGAAGGTTCTAGTGTTGGTATTGGAACTACTACAATTATATCTTTAAATTCTAATATTTTTGAATCTGTTTATATCAACTCCCAAGTTATTGACAAAGTTACAAATGAAATGGAATATGTTCGTTTATATATTGTTCATAATGGTGTAGATACATTCTTATCAGAGTATTATAGTGATACTTCATTAATATCAAGTTCATCTAGTGGGATAGGGACTTTTTATGCAAACTTGGATAGTGGAATTTTATCTGTATCACATGAAAATAATTCACCAAATTCTATTGAAATAAAATCAAGAATAGTTGGATTTGGTACAACATCATCTGGAATAGGAACTTATAGATTTGAAGCTGCTGGACAATTATTTGATGGTAGTGAAAGAAGTGCAATATATGATTCAAATTATACATCCACAGTTTCTGCAGCATCAACTACTATTAATACTATCGATAAAAATACTTTTAATACATCAAAATCTTTAGTTCAAGTAAGTATAGGTTCCACAAAAGCACTTCATCAAATAATTATTGCTCATAATGGAACTGATGTATATACTCAACAACTACCATTTCTTTCAGCATCCAATAATAATTCTCTAGATGATTTTTCTGGAATAGGAACTTTTGGTGGTGAGATATCTGGGGATAATGTTATCATTAAATTTTATCCAGATGTAGATAAGACGGGACAAATTGAAATTGAAGTATTAAATGAGAACTTATATACTGAATTAGATACTGTTAATGATTATTTAAATTTAAATTATGGATCTATAGTTGAAAAAGTTGACGAAAAAATTATAAAACTTATCAAATCAGATTTTATTTTAAAAAATAATGAAACACCTATTTTTTCGAAAGAATTTAATCCCAATTCTGTAGCATTAGCAGCAACTACAGGAATATTTACTATTAAAAATCACTTCTTTAGGACAGGTGAAGAATTAATTTACACCCCAAATTCAACATTTTTTGGAGTTGGATTTAGTTCGATCACCACTCCTAGTGGTGGTTTGCCTTCTACTGTTTATGCAATCAAATTAACTGAAGACACTTTTAAAATTGCAACGTCACTTACAGATGCACAAAGTGGTATTGGCACAACTTTCACTTCTATAGGAGTAGGAAATGCTCATAAATTTACTATGAAAGAAAGAAGTTCTAAGTGTATTATTACTATTGATGATTTAATTCAATATCCATTAGCATATACAAAAATAAAACATGATCTTATTGGAAATGTAGGAGGTCAAGTTGAATTGGATACCAACATTATATCATTGAGTGGAATATCAACAATAGTTCCTAATGATATATTGTTAGTAGATGATGAGTATATGAAAGTTGTTAATGTTGGATTTGGAACAACTAATTTAGGACCAATTACAAATAATGGAAATATAAACTTGGTAGAAGTTGATAGAGGATTTGTTGGATCTTCAGCATCAACTCATTTAGATTCTAGTACAGCAAGAGTTTATAAAGGATCATTTAATATTGTAGATAGCAAAATTTATTTTTCAGAACCTCTATTGGGGAATTCAGAAAATTTGAAATCAGAACTTAATTTATCTTCACCAAAATCATCATTTACTGGTAGGGTATTTTTGAAATCTAACTATTCAAGTAATAAAATTTATGATGATTTATCTGATGAATTTACAGGAATTGGTAGAACATTTTCATTGAGAGTGGGTGGTGCAAATACTACAGGAATTGGAACTATTGGTGGTAATGGATTAATTTTAGTTAATGATTCCTACCAATCACCAAAAACAGATAATAATCCAGATATATCCAATTATATTATTTCTGAAGATTTAGTTTCTGGAATATCTTCTATAACATTTTCTGGAATTTCAAATCCAAATAATCCTTTAGATTATATAACTTCAGATTATGATGCAAACTTAAATGAACTTCCTAGAGGTGGTATCATTGTTTCATATGGATCTAGTCCTGGACTTGGATTTGCTCCCCTTGTAGGTGCTTCAGTAACATCTGTTGTTGGTGCTGGAGGATCTATTGTATCTGTTGGATTTGGAACAACAGACAATCTTGGATCTGGATATAATGGATTAGTTTCAATTGGAATAAGTGTTTATGAAGAAGGGCATGTTGGAGATGTTGCTTCAATATCAGCATCCATTGGTGTTGGAGGAACTTTATCTTTCAACGTAGGATCTGGGGGAACTGGATACACAAATCCAAAAATATTTGTATCAGATCCATCTTACAAAAATTTGCCTATAGTTGGTGTCTTTAGATCTGGTATCGGTAATACGACTGAAGCAGGTTCCGGTTTATTAGTTGATGTTGAACTTGGAGGATCTACAGGAATAGGATCAACTTACTTTGAAGTAACTGATTTTAAATTCTCAAGATCTGGATTTAATTTTAAAAAAGGAGATATATTTAAACCTATTGGATTGGTCACAGATTCTAGTCTTTCTTCACCAATATCGGATTTTACTATCACAGTAGAAGATGTTTATACTGATAATTTTTCTGGTTGGGAATTTGGCGAACTTGACTTTTTAGATTCTATAAAACAACTTCAAGATGGTTCTAGAACTAGATTTCCAATATTTTATAATGGAGAACTCACCAGTTTTCAACCTGAGTCTGGTTCAGAAATTGAAAATAATATTTCCAATTTACTTATAATTTTTATAAATGGAATTCTGCAAGAACCTACAGTAAATTATCAATTCGAAGGAGGAACTTCACTTTTATTCACAGAAGCACCAAAACCAGAAGATGTAGTAGATATTTACTTCTATAAAGGAGTTGGTAATATTGATACAGAATTTGTAGACGTTACATCAACTCTAAAAATTGGTGATATTCTTCAAGTTAAAAGTAGCAATTTATATTCTGACATTTCAACTCAAGATGAGAGAACCATTTATAATATAAAATTTTCAGATAAACTAGAAACTGATAAGTATTCTGGTCTTGGGATTAATGAAGTAAAATTCAGACCAATTTCTTGGACAAAACAAAAAACAAGTAAAAAAATTAATGGACAATTTACTTATAAAACAAGAGATTCAATAGAACCTCTCATATTCCCAACATCCAGAATTATAAAGGATATATCAACAACTGATACTGAAATATTTGTTGATAATTCAGAGTTATTTGGTTATGAAACTGATACTCCTGGATTTAGTGATGATTCTCTTCCATTTAACGCTATAGTTATTAATGGAATTTCTACTGAAGTATCTGGATCAATTGAATCTATAACTGGATTTAGTAATATTAGTGGTTTTTCTGGAATTATAACTGGTATTACAACAACTACAGGAATAGGTGGAAATTCATTAGCACTTAAATTTGAAATTTATGATTCCAATTCCACACCTTTTTCGGGAATATCGACTGGATATCCTATTTACATTTACGATACTCAAATTGGAACCGGAGTAACATCAATTGATAGTTCTGATTCTGCAATTGTTGGTATTGGAACAACATTTTTAGATAATATTTACTATATTTCGGATTGGTCTAATATTGATAATATTGGAATTCTTACTTGTAACGTAAAATCAGACTCTAATATTATTGGAATTAACACTAACGGAAATATATTAAATCCTATAGGCAAATATTCATGGGGTAGATTATCTGGTGGAACAAGATCTTCAAATCCAATATCAATTGGAGTTACTGGAAAAATAGTATCCGGATTATCAACATACCCAACAATTCAAAGAAGAGGTATTGGTATTAGAAAAACTGGAGCACTTCCTAAGATTGTATTATAAATATATAAAAAACTATTAATATGGCCGCATTCGTAACAGATCAATTTAGAATATTGAATGCCAATTCCTTTGTAGAGTCTATAAATGATAATTCTTATTATGCTTTTTTAGGATTATCAAATCCAACTACTCCAAATCCTGGATTTGGAAGAACATCCGATTGGAATACTAGTATTAATAATAATCCAATCGATAATTTTCAATATCTGTCTCATTATAGAGATACTTCTTTGTTTGGAAAAAAAATAACTTCAGAAAATGTTAGAAGAGTTGTAAAAAGAGTTGATTGGATTTCGAACACTTCTTATGACATGTACAGACATGACTATAGTGAGTATACTGAAGCACCATCTTCTAAAGTTTTTAATTTATATAATTCCAATTATTATGTAATTACTGATGAATTTAAAGTTTACATATGTTTAGAGAATGGTACTTCAGGAAAAAATCCTACTAATGTTCCAAGATCTTTATTTAAACCAGTTGATACTAGTATTGAACCTCCTACAGTAGGATCTGATGGATATAGATGGAAATATCTTTTTACAATTTCTCCTTCGGATATCATTAAGTTTGACTCTACAGAATATTTTATTGTTCCCAATAATTGGGAAAATAGTTTAAATAATGAAATTGTAAGGATTAGAGATGGTGGAAATTCAGATATTCAAAATAATCAAATAAAGAAGGTATATATTGAGAGTGGTGGAAGTGGATATGTTGATACTACAGCATCTATTTTGGGTGATGGAAGTGGAGGAGAAGTTTCAATAACAACAACTAATGGAGAAATAACAAGTGTTGTAGTTACTTCTGGAGGTAAGGGATATACTTATGGAATTGTCAATTTAAATTCCAGTTCAGGAACAGGTGCAAAATTAATACCTATTATTCCACCTTCTAAAGGACATGGATATGACATTTACAAGGAATTAGGTACTGATAAAGTATTAATATACGCAAGATTTGATGATTCGACTAAAGACTTTCCTACAGATACTAAATTTTCTCAAGTTGGTATTATAAAAAATCCCGAAACATTTTCAGGAGTAGGAATTACTTTTACTGGAGGAAATTTTTCCTCTCTTTATTCTATTGGGATTACAACTTCAATAAGTATAAATGTTGGAGATAAGATAACTCAAAATCAAGGTAATGGATTAATTGCAGAAGGTTATGTTGCATCATTCGATACTGAAACTAAAATACTAAAATATTATCAAGATAGATCACTATCTTTTGGCAATAATGTAGATCAAAGCCAAACTTCTATTGCAAAAAATATTGTACCATTTAATTCTTCAAGTCAAATTAGTATTGATGGAAATTCAGCAACCGTTGACACCACTTTAAATAATACAAGCACTATAAATATTGGAAACAAATTAATTAATTTGGGAGTTGAGTTTACAAATGGTCTTGCAAATCCAGAGATAAATAAAAAGACGGGAGATATAATTTATATTGATAATCGACCTGAAGTCCAAAGAGACTCAAGACAAAAAGAAGACGTTAAAATTATTCTGGAATTCTAAAAAAGATGTCACAAAAAACAAACTTAAATATCAGTCCATATTATGATGATTTTGACAAAAATAAAGATTTTTATAAAGTCCTCTTTAATCCAGGAAAACCAGTTCAAACTAGAGAATTAACAACTCTTCAGTCTATTTTACAGAATCAAGTAGAGTCTTTAGCAAATTATAGTTTTAAAGAAGGATCGATGGTTCTTCCTGGTGCTCTTACTTATGATAACCAATTTTCTGCAGTAAAATTAAATGCAACAAATCTTGGAGTTGACATTTCAATTTACATTAATAATTTAATTGGAAAAACTATAACTGGATTAACATCAGGAGTTACTGCATCTGTCCAATTTGTTGCACTTACTTCAGATAGCGATATTGTAGAAAATTTAACAATATATGTAAAATATTTAAATTCCGGAACTGATTCGGTAACTTCAATATTTTTAGATGGAGAAAGTTTATTTGCAAATGATAATGTAATATATGGAAATACCACAATTCCTTCAGGAACTCCATTTGCTTCTTTAATATCATTAAACGCAACTTCCGTAGGATCTGCAATATCTATTGATAATGGAGTATATTTTTTAAGAGGTGTACTTGCTAATGTTAGAAAACAAACTATAATATTAGATTATTATACAAATACTCCATCATATAGAGTAGGATTTCAAGTAAATGAGTCTATAGTAGATGCAAAAGAAGATGAATCTTTATATGATAATGCAAAAGGATTTACAAATTTTGCAGCACCTGGTGCAGATAGATTTAAAATAGAATTACCATTAGTAAAAAAATTATTAGATGATACATCAGATTCTAATTTTGTTGAAATTTTTAGAGTCGTAAATGGAAAAGTAAAAATAATAGAAAATAAAAAAGATACTAGCAATACTTTAAGAGATTATCTTGCAGAAAGGACTTTTGATGAATCTGGACACTATTTAATAGATGATTTTAATATAAATTTAGTTGATTCTTTAAATAATAGAATTGATAGTGACGGTTTATACTTGGAAAATGAATTGACAGAACAAGGAAATGTTCCTTCTGATGATTTGATGTGTGTTCAAGTATCTCCAGGAAAAGCATATGTTGCTGGATATGATGTAGAATTATCATCTTCTTATGCAATTGATATTGATAAACCAAGAACTACCCAAACAGTGAACTCTCAAAAAATTCCATTCCAAATGGGAAATCTTTTAAGAGTTAATAATGTTGAGGGTGCTTTAAAAGAAAACGAAAAAATTAATCTAGTTTCAGAATTTAAAGCAGAATCTGGAATATCTACAATAGGACAAGCAAGAGTATATTCATTTAATTTAACAGATTCTGCATATTCCAATGAATCCACATCTTGGGATTTATATTTGTATGATGTTCAAACATATACAAATATAACTTTTAATAGATCTGTGACTGCTTCTGAAATTCCAACTTCTTCATACATACAAGGAAGAAGTAGTGGAGCAAGTGGATATGTTGTTTCTTCGGGTTCAACAACAAATTTTAATCTTAGTCAAACATCAGGAACTTTTTCTCAAGGTGAGCAATTATCTGTTAATGGAGTAGATTTTCCACTAACAGTTTCAGATTCTGTGGTTTATGGAATTAAAGATATTAAATCCGTTTCCCAGTCAGGGATTTCTGGATTTGCAAGTTTTTCTGCAAATTCAATTCTAGATACTAAAAATTTTTCCAATGGAATTAGCGAAGTTAATATAAGTTCTGGTACAGTCACAAGTCCAGGAAAATTATTTTCAGGAGTTAATATTGGAGATATTGTTCAAGTAATAGAGGGTGGAAATTTAAAATATAATAAAATTGATACAATTTCTTCAGATTTATCTTCATTTACAATATCCGGAATAACCACTGTTGCAGGAGTATTTGATGGTGGGTTAATAGGTAATGGGAATTATAATGCACAATTAAAAATTCCAGAATTAAAAAATAATGAAAATGCATTTCTTTATGCAAAACTTTTGGAGGATGATATTTCTTCAGTAAATCTCTCTAGTTCTGAATTAACAATATCACAACAAATAACAGGAGAAAGTATAGATGTTAGTGGAACACTAACTTTCAACTTATCAAGTATATCTGGAATTGATAATGCATCTTTCGAAGTTTTTGATCAAGAAAGGTATTCTGTACATTATGCCGATGGAGGAATTGGTACTATAACTTCGGATAGATTTTCAGTAGACTTTAATACTGATACAGTAACAATTATAGGGTTGTCAACTTCTCAGTCTAATGTTGTCGTAAATACAACTCTCAAGAAAAATAATATTCAAAGTAAAATTAAAGAATATCAAAAAAGTGCTGTTAAGATTGTAAATCTTTCAAGATTAGTAAGATCTGGAGCAGCCACTAGTGATTCTATAAATGATGGTCTTACATACAATCCGTATTATGGACTTAGAGTTCAAGACGATGAAATTTCTTTAGATGTTCCCGATGTATCTGAAGTGATAGCAGTTTATGAGTCAACAAATACATCAGATCCTGTATTGGATAAAATTGAATTTTCTTCAATCTCAAATGTAGATTCTAATGCAATAATTGGAGAAAAAATTATTGGATCTGATAGTGGGGCAGTTGCTAGAGTAGTTTTAAATTCTTCTTCTACACCTTCTGTTCCGGTAAATAATATTGGAATAGTTTACTTGAATGATGAAACTTTTTCTTTAGAGGAAGATGTTACTTTTTCCGATTCAAATATTGTTTCCAATATAAAAAAAATTACTGCCGGAAGTTATAAAAATATAACTGATATATTTTCATTGGATAAAGGACAAAAAAGTCAATATTATGATTACTCAAGAATAATTAGAAATAATAGATCTGTACCAGAAAGAAAACTTCTGATTGTTTATGATTATTATAAAGTCCCTTCTTCAGATAATGGTGACGTATTTACTGTATTAAGTTATGATTCTGATAGATTTTCTGATGATGTTCCTACGATAGGTACACAAAATGATAGAGCATCAGATGTTCTTGATTTTAGACCTAGAGTACAAAATTTTGATGTAAGTACTGCAACATCTTCCCCTTTTGCTTTTGAATCTAGGGTATTTAACTCCAATTCAATTAAATATAATTTAAAACCCAATGAATCATCTACAATTGGATATAGTTTTTATCTACCAAGAATTGATAAAGTATATCTTGATAAATTTGGAAATTTGATTGTAGATAAAGGAATTCCTTCAAAAGATCCGATTGCACCTCTTAATGGTGATGAAACTTTGATGGACTTAGCTGAGATAACACTTCCATCTTATTTGTACAATATTGAAGATGCTAATATTTCTATTTCAGATAATAGAAGATATACGATGAGAGATATTGGGGATTTAGAGGAAAGAATAGAAAGTGTTGAAAGATTAACTTCTCTTAGTCTTCTTGAAATAAACACAGAATCTTTAAGAATTGAAGATTCTGATGGAAATAATAGATTTAAATCTGGATTTTTTGTAGATGATTTCAATGATATTACTTTATCTGATGAAAATTTGACTAATGCAACAATTTCGGATGGTGTTCTAAGACCTAGAATTATATCAAATTCTTTACAATTAACACCTATTCCTGCAACAGAAATAGCAGAAGACAAACTAGATTTATCAGAAAACTTTGAATTATTAGATCCAAATGTTCAAAAAACTGGAAATGTAATTACACTTAAATACAATTCAGTTGGATGGATCGAACAAAAATTAGCAACTAGAGTGGAAAATGTAAATCCATTTAATGTAATTGAATATACTGGTAGTATTACATTATTACCTAGTTCTGATAATTGGACTAGAACAATTTCACTTCCTACATTAACATTCAATAGATTCTCTAGTTATCGTGGAAGATGGAGATATAGTTATTTTGAGTATCGACATTACAGAACAAACTATAGATATGGTTATTACAGATATAGGTATTATAGACCTTACTATTATTACTATAGAAGACCTTATTATTCGTATTATTCTTACTATCGTTACGGATCATATTACTATTATCCCTACGGTCGTTATAGGTATTATTCTAGATATAGACGTAGGTATCTATATTACTACCCCTTCTACAGACCAATTACTAGAAACATTATTGTTAGTTCAGTAGCTGAAAAGTATATTAGATCCAGAAATGTTTCTTTCTTTGGAGAATCTTTCAAACCATTCACGAGACACTATGCATTCTTTGATAGTCATAGTAATATTGACATAATTCCAAAATTAGTAGAAATTTCTAATAGTAATACTTTAGAATCATTTGGATCTCGAAGATCTTCATTTTCTGTAGGTGAAACTATTAATGTTTATTTTGCAAATAAAAAGATAGGTAGATTTAGACTTGCTTCCTCAAATCATAGATCTGGAATTTTTAATTCTCCCGATAAAATTTATACTAATAATCCATATTTTAGAGAAGAATCTATTCCTTCATCATATAGTCAATCATCAAAAACTATTAATATAGATTTGGTTTCATTATCTACAGAATCTCAAGGAAACTTTTTTGGATATCTTAAAACAGGTGCTAAAATAGTTGGTCAAAGTAGCAAAGCAATTGCTTATGTTAAAGATTTAAGACTAGTTTCTGATGTTGATGGAACATTATTTGGTTCATTCTTTATAAAAGATCCATATTCTATTATAGTACCAAATCTTAGAATTTCAACTGGTAAAAAGACTTTCAAACTTACAAGTTCCAAAAATAATACAATAGAAATTTCTGAAAGCAGTAGCAATTCTTTTGGTAATACAACATATACTGCTGA